ATAAAAACCTGTTTAGAATATAATATAAAAATTGAATCGGCAGAAACAAAAGAATTTAGAGTATTATATGAATTTAACGGAAAGAAAAAATTTTATTATCCAGACTTTTATTTACCGGATTATAATGTTATAATTGAAATAAAACCTACCACGCTTCTTGACAATAAAATAAATTCATTAAAATTTGATGCTGCGTTAAAACAACATGAAAATTTTACAATTTTAACTGAAGAAGATATATTTGACACTAATTTAAAATGGGTACACGATCTTGAATATTTTTTATACTAATCTTAATCCAAAACTTTGTGCTAAAGAACATTGTGATAAACATGTTATTAAACAACTATTAGAAAGCGTACAATTACTATCTATAGCTCATCGAGCATTAGATGGTGTAGAATATATCGATTCTTCTTCTGGTCGTAGAATCAAACGCTGGAAACTTGATGATCCAAAATTGGATAGTTTACTTTACAAAGCAACTCACATAAACCATCCCAGTGCTATTTGGGCTAGAGAATCAGCATCTAATTATATGTGGTTAGTTGAATTATTATCTGAATTATGTAAAGAATATACTTACAGATATGGTAAGGTTCATAAATGTGAACAGATTGGTCTTGTTGATATGTTGTATACCAATGTTCCTAAAAATATTAAACAAAAAGAATTTACAGAACCAACTCCTGCAATGCCTCCACAATATATCATTAAAAATAATTCAATAGCAAGTTATCAAAAATATGTTCGCGAGGGAAAAATTCATTTACATAAATGGAAAAATAGAGAAACGCCAGCATTTATATAAATAGTTTCGTTTAGGGGTCATATTATGATAGATTGGATTGTTACAAAAGCTCTACAACTTTGTATTTTAACAGTAGCATTTTTATTATCACCCCTAATTGTATATGCGATTTTAGAATCTGAATATAAATTTAGGAAAGGAAGATGACGGAACGCAAATTATTGGTTGAAAAGTTCAAACTCGAAGCATTGATGACGGAACTTGATATTGAAATGTTATATATCAAAGAAGAAAAGTATAACATACAAAAAGAGATCGATGCAATCGATAGAGAATTATCAGATTTAATAACACCAATTTTATAATACTACCAGATAGTAAATTGACGAGGGTCGGATGAAAGGGTATCAAATTCAAATCATTAAAGCAAAACTTCCAACATATTGGTATGCAAATCACATTGATGAAATATATTGGGCTTCTGTAGATTTTAGAATAACTGAAGATTCTGGATATCAAATTATCCATGAAGGAGTTTATACTGTAAAATGTGATGGAATCCGATGGGTCAATAAAGAAGATTGTGTTGTGTTAAAAGAATCAGAAATTACAGTAAAAGAAATATCTACAATTGAAATAATTGAACATGTTTAATAGTCGATGGAAAC